CAGACGCTGGCAGATGGACATCAGTCATTACATGAAGGCCGTAACGGAGGCTGAACGGATCGATTTTCCGAACCGTGCCAGGTTATACGATTTGTATGATACCATCCTGCTCGATACTCACCTCTCTTCCGTCCTGGAAAAAAGAAAGTCGGCCGTGTTGTCTTCGCAGATAGAGTTCAGCCGTGACGGTAAGCCGGACAAAGCCATCGGGGAAATGCTTGAATCCCCCTGGTTCCTGGACTTCCTTTCTGACCTGCTCGATACGGCCTGGTGGGGAGGCAGCCTGTTCCAGTTTGGGATAGACGAGGGTGGATGGTTGTCTTACGACCTTATTCCCAGAAAGCATGTGGACCCTATCCGGAAGCTGATCCTTCGGATGCAGACCGATATACACGGGACGGCGTGGGATGAATACGACAACCTCCTTTTTGTCGGCAAACCCCGTGCACTGGGTGAATTGATAAAGGATATCCCCTGGGTTCTGTACAAGCGGGCGGATGTATCCGACTGGGCACAGTTTGCGGAACTCTTCGGACAGCCGATCCGGGAATATACCTATAACGGCAATGACGACCGGGAACGTTACAATCTCATGCAGGACGCACATGAAGCGGGTGGTTCTTCCGTTTACATCCATCCTGACGGAACCGGCCTGAAACTGCTGGAGGCAGGGAATAAGTCCGGCTCCAGTGATTTGTACAAAAACCTGGCGGCTTTCTGCAATTCGGAAATAAGCAAACATGTCCTGGGCAACACGCTGACCACCGAAGCCGGGGAAAAAGGAACGCAGGCTTTGGGCGAAGTCCATAAAAAAATAGAAGATAAGCTCCTGGCACAGGATAAGCTATTTGTCCTCAATGTCCTGAATTATCAGATGACCGACATATTCGAATCTTTCGGCATTAACGTGAAAGGTGGTAAATTCTCGTTTGTCATTCCCAAAGATTCCAACCAGACACAGAGAATCGATATCATCACGAAGCTGTCCTCGCTCGGACTGCCGATCAGTCATGACCAGTTATATGACGAGTTCGGTCTGAACAAACCGGATAACTACAATGAGATCACCGCAGAAAGGGAAAGAGAAAAAGAAGATGTGAAAATACGCCTGAAGGAACAAGGAACCGGTAAAAAGGAAGAAACGAAAGGAACGGAACAAAATAGCGGAAATGCAAATTCCACCCCCCAAAGGACGGTTAAAGGGAAAATGATACGGACCTTCTTTAAAAATCTGACATCCCGTTTTTTCGGAAAAGCCCCCAAAAACAAGGGGGCTTTAGGATGGTAATGAACGGACTGTATGCCGACACCCTGGAAGAAGGTTTCGTCTTTGACGGGAAAGTTTTGCAAGAGGCGATCCGAAAGATATACGGAAAAGATTTTAACACGCTCACAGATATAGAAAGAGGCTTGTGGAATGAGTTCTGGAAGGCCTTTAACGAGGCGACGGATACCGGGTTCCATAAGCAAAGCCCCTTTCAGGACGATTACGCATTCTATCGGGAACTACGTTATAATAATGCCGTCTTTGCAGCGTTCAAGGCGCATCGCTTTCAAAACGACATCGCATCCCAGCTTCTGGATGAAGACGGGCAGTTGAAACCTTTCGACATTTTCAAACGGGACGTGGAAAAGTTCGTCTCCCCGCTTCATCTTGAATCATGGTTGCAGACGGAATACGCCACGGCCGTGATCCGTGCGCATCAGGCAAGCGACTGGAGACGTTTCGAACGGGATAAGGATGTACTTCCCCGCTTGCGCTGGGTGGAAAGTACGAGCGTACATCCCGGAGAGGACCATCGTGTGTTTTGGGGTATAATCCGTTCGATAGACGATCCTTTCTGGTCGGCACATCGTCCAGGAGACAGGTGGAATTGCAAATGCAGCCTGGAAGCGACGGACGAGGCGGAAACGGATATCCCTGATACCGGAAATCTATATGCCCCGGCTCCCGGACTGGATAATAACCCCGGAAGGGACGCAAAACTTTTTAGCGATACCCATCCGTATATACAAAATGCCTATGAGGGAGCGAAAGAGGCCGTAAGGAAACTCATATCCAGAGAAACACTCGGCCAAGGAAGGAACTTAAAGGAAGATGTAAAAAGGCAACGCCAGGAGATAAAATCGTGGGCTGCCGGGAACCTGGTCGGAAAGACGGTCATGACTCCCGGATTGGGGGCTCCCGTTTCCTTTACGGTCGGAGGAATAAAAGAGGCTTTGAACCAGCCGCACAAGTCACCAATGGAGAAGAACGAAGCTGTAAGGAATATTGAAAGCCTCTTGAAAAACGGACGTTATGCCAAATGTGCCTCCGATGAAAAAGGGAATCCGATGGTGAAAGGATACCATTACGTGGAGATAGATATCGATGGTGAACCTTCTTTTGCGGTGATAAGGGAAATGACAGGCGGGGAACTCGTGTTCTATTCCATTGTGGAAAACATAAAAAAGAAAGAGTAACCAAAGCCTTTAGTGAAGGATGTGCAATCCAACCCAGTACAATAGGATACTCTTTCTTCTTTGCTGGCAAAGATACATATTTTATTATAAACCAAAAGCAAACATGAGTGACTTTAACAGATTGATCGGTAAATTGGAAAAGCAGAAGGCTTCTTTTCAAAAGCTGCTTGACGTGACCCTGCCCAAAAAAGTCGGGAATGCGGCCGTCAACCACTTCAGGAAGAATTTCCGTGACGGCGGGTGGAATGACAACGGTTTGAAAAAATGGAAAAGGACACGGCGTGAAGAAATAAGTTCCGCCAGGGCCGAATACCGTTACGGCCCTTTGCTCAGTCGCCAGGACCATCTTATGAAAAGTATCCATTTCACTCCTGAAAGCCGGAAAGTGATTGTTTCCACGGATGTCAAATATGCCCCTTATCATAACAATGGGGCAGAAATAAGAGTGACTCCCAAAATGAGGAAGTTTGCCTGGGCCAAATTCTTTTCTGGGGCGAAGATCGCCAAAGGGGATTCCGCAAAGGTCAGAAAGCAGAAGGCGGCAAAGGCTGGTGAAGAGGCGGAAGTATGGAAAAGGCTGGCCCTGACAAAGAAAAGCCGCCTGCGTATTCCAAAGCGCCGGTTCATGGGACACTCCGAGGAACTGGATAAAAAAGTAATGAATATCGTGGAAGAGGAAACACGAAAGGTTTTAAACTCATAACATATCAAACGAACTATGGAAGATTTATTCAATGAAATTCAGACGGCCATAGCTGAAAACATGCCGTCCGTCAGCCTGGTCGATGAAGACTACGGGCAGTTGCAAACTGAAGAGGACCATTATCCGGTAACATTCCCCGCCGTCCTGATAAACATGGAAGGAGTCGCCTGGGAGACCATAACGGACGAATACCAGCGGGGAACCTTCACCATCACGATAAAACTCTGCCTGGATTGTTACGACGATACACATTATACGAGCGGGGTGGCGGGTAAAGCCTCAGAGCGGATCGCAATGTTCAAGAAGCTGCATTCCGTCATCCGACAGATAGAACCGGCCAACGCCACCACCCTTGAAAGGATATCGTCAAGATGGTACAGCCTGCCTGGCATAATAAAGGTGTATGAAAGCACTTATGAATGTATCGTGGATGAAGAACCGGCTTAACGGAACAGGCTTAGCTGTTTTTCCGTAATACGGGGCATACGGCGGTGTGGCGACTGAGGAACCGGCACACTGTCTTTTTCATGCCGGTTTCCGGCCTCCCGGATTATGGACAGTATTCTTTCCTCCGACAGAAAAAATTCTTCTTCCGACAGGATTTTAAGGACATCATCGAAACGGCGACGGCGAACTTCCGTCCAATAGTAATAACGCCGGATCAAAGCCTCGTTCCTCTTTTTTATCAAATTCTTATTCCTACCCTTAGACATGTTCCTTTTGTCAGTTTATATGACAAAATTACGGTCATACTCAATACGATGCAACTTATGGATATAAAAAAGCCTGTTTCGGGAAAAGATTTTTCTTCTTGATCCCAAACAGGCTTTTAATCATGTTCAAATAACGTTCTATATTTTACACGTGGAATAGGAAAGACTTGACATTTCCGGCATTCACATCGTTCGCCCTTTGGAAAAATGGGGATCGTTCACAAACTTGTTTTACCAGATCACATACCGGAACCATATCCCGACCGGAATAATCCTGGCGGTGGCAGGCATCGGCAAGAATCCGCGCGTCAAACAAACCGATTTTACAGGCTTCAATGACTGCAATCGTTTTGAAAGTGTCCTTCTCGCAAATGTCACTCCAGAAAACATATATGTCCGTTCCATATATGCGATAGGTATCCAGGAACATGAAAATTTGAAACAGGGCTTCTCCTTGATGCTCCTTGAATATATCTGTTATTACCGGGAAAAAGGAACACAGTGCTTCCAAAGCGCCGGGATTGCCTCCAGCAAGTTTGACCGTGATCGTTCTAATATCGTCCTGAAGGGAAATTTTTACGTCATTCATACTTCTTTTGTATTTTATTTATACTCAATTTATTTTCCAAATCCCGCTCCTAAGAAGGAGTAGAAACCCAGTGTGTCTTCCCGAATACTTTTTATATACAGGCTGTTGAAAGCCTCCCCGTATTTCCGTTCCAGATACTTTTCAAGGTTCAATTTTGCAAACAACTCATTCATTTGCCTTTTGACTAATATTCTGCCGGAGATACTTATCGGACCACCGACAGTTTTTACTGTTACTTCGTATTCGATAAAATAAGTTTTGTCCATATCATTGTCTTTTTTTGTTTTAATTTGGCCGGATTCCATTTCTTGCCTATACTGAAATCTTCTATACGATATCCATGGAACCGGAGCCAGTATTTTAACCAACCTGCCTTTTTCATTATTTTTTAGTTATGAGTAATATACTATTCCTTTATTCTCTACTACTTCTTTTAGAACGCAAACATAATTATCGAAAAACCGACACAGATATTCATCTAATTCAGGCTTTATAATAGGTTCGTATCTTTCAAAATCATGCAGAATCTTTTCTGCTACTGTAAAGTCTATTGCTCCTTCACAATCAGACGTCTGTAAAAACTCAATAAATGGCTTATCTAAGAAAATATCTACATTATTCCAAACGAACTTTACCTCGTGTTTTAAAACGACACGTGATATTATATCTCTGATAGTAGAATACTTCGAATAGAATATATCACAATCTGAATACAAAACATCTGCTTTATAGCAGCCTTCTTCAACTGTAGGTATATGATTTATAGGTTCCATTCCAGATGCTTGATAAACATACCATCCATCCCCTGTATTGTCATATTCCTCTCTTGATATTTTATCGCCCAACTTTAGGGCATAAATGCTTAATCCCATGTTGATTCAGTTATTTTTAGTATTGAATTATTTACCTTCTGAAAACTTCTTCCCACAAAATGGGCAGAAAGGATAAGCGATAGATATAGTACTTTCTTTTTTATTGAATGTACCATCTTTTTTCTTATTCCGATATGTTGCCTCTATTACTGGCTTCTTTTCAAAAGACGGCATGGCGTACATATAATTTAAAGATGCTTCCGGATCACCAGTCTTTTCTTTCAAATTCGCTTCTACTTTATCAAAACAGTCACACATATTTCACTACGCTTGCCTATACAGCATTAGGTTTAAGTTTTTTTAATTTTGAAACCAATAAGACTTTACACTTTCAGCAACATCTCTCATTTCAGACCAGGCACATTTGGTATTAAAACTAAGGATATAGCCTAAAGCCTTAATGACAGAACCTGTTAACAGGAATAATCCTGCCAGACAAAACACTGGCAAAATGAAGATAAACGCTACTATAGCCGCTATTTTGTTTTTATCCATGATCTTCGCTTAATCAATTATCAAAATCTCTCTATATGAAATGTATATCTCCTGTGATACCGTATTTTCATCATGACACCAGCACAAATACCATTTACGATTTCCACAAGAGTCATACTGAGCCTTCCACATTTTACCATTATACTTGCCGGTCGGTTCCGAACCGGT